TACTTTCTTAAAATACGGTCTAGTAGGGCTTGGTCTTCGTTCGCTTGTTTAAGGTACGCTTCTTTCTCTTCCTCTTTAGCTTTGAAAAGTTCTTTAAATGCGTTAACGTCCATACCTCTAGCCAAGCCGACGGTAGTAGCATCATAACTTTGACGTACAACAAGGCTGAAATCGGTTATCTCTTTAAACTCATATATGTGGTGTTCAAAAAGTTCCGTTTCGGAGTTATATATCAAATCAGAATCCTCTACAAAGAACATAAAAGATAGTCCGTCAATATCGCCTCTTTTTACCCACTCGCTGCATGACCTAGAAATCTCCGTGTTCGCTTTATCAATCTCTACGTGTACTGATTCAGGTTGTACGTCAAATCTTAGTGTACCTGATTTATACGTGCCTAGTAGGTTTTCCTCTTTGTGGTTAAACGTGGCTATTGCCCTTTCAAATCTTGTCTTGGCAGACCAAGCCCCTTTGTGAATTATTTCTTTAAATCCTCCTAGGTCATTCGACCACCTTTCAAAAACTATTGCTTCTCCTTTAAATAGAGTTGGTTCGTCGTCTTTTACCTCAGATTCTTTATCTGACATAAGCACCATGTTTCTCTGCTGTGGTACGTCTAAGTTTAGTTTTAGCTTATTCTGATTCATCGTCTTCTTCTTTTTTTATGTTTTGTTCGTCAATCTTTTGCTTATTCGGGTTCGCCAACTTTTCAGTTTGTATGCGTACTAACTCGTCGATAGGAACATAACTCAACTGCATATACGTAGTGTTCGACGCATCCGTGTTTAGTGGTACTCTATCGTCGTCCGCTCTTATTTCGTCTGGTTTTAATGCACCTTTAGAGAACATCGAATCGTAAAGTTTGGCTCTACCAACAGGGTCGGCTCTAAGTAATACCGACGCATCAAATTTATGCTTTAGGTAGTTTCTTAATCCTGTACGCTCTGGCTTAGTTAAAAGCTTCTTGTCTAGTTCTTGCTCAAACTGAACAGCGTACGGCATTATCGTTGATTTATAAAACTCTAAATCTTGATGTGCAATGTTATTGTTCGTCGAACGCTCTAAACTAAATACTTTGTGAGGTGGGCAACCTAAAAATCTGCAAATGTCAATTACAGTAAATTCTCTGTTCGCAATAAACTCCGCATCTGATGGCTTTATAGCCCTAGGCTTGTACGTCAAACCCTCTTCCAGAATCATAGTTCCTGATGCGTTCTTAGAACCTTTAAATGAATTCATCTGCTGATTCATTCTTTCGTACGCCTTATCGCTTAAGAGCCTATCCGTCTCCAAAACCCCTTCGAGGTTAAGCCCGTTTTTGTTCATGGAGTAAGATAGGTTTTGTTGTTCTAAACCCGCCATTATCGTTTTACTAGCTAGGCTTAGTACGCTGTCTCCCTCATATCCGTTTGAGCCTATTGTTTTTATGTGAATTATATCGTCCGCTAAAACAACCTCTCCATTAACTAAGTAATAAACGTCAACGCTGCCGTCGTGATTATCTTTTTTCCATAGTACGCAAGTTCCCGTCTCTAAAACAAACAGTTTGGTAGCACTTCCGAACCTGTCTCTAAATATCCTAGCGTATCCGTTCCCGTTGTTTAGCGTATTAACCATTAAAGAAGACGTAAACCCGAACCACGTAGTATATTTGTTTGGTTCTGTTTGTAAAAGTACGCTAAGTTTGTGTTTAGTGTCCGCAAGTCTTAGACCGTCTTTGTACTCAATCAGATTTAGCTTCATGCAAGCGAGGGTTTCGCTTATTAAAGCTACACACCTGTAAACTGCGGCTAATTTCCATGCTCCAAACTTACTCTGCGAACCTTCACCTATAAGTACGTCGTAAAACCCGCCCTGTTCAAAAAATTCTGTTTGCGAAATACCCTCCGTACCCCTTGCTAGACCACTATCCAACCTAAAAGTCCGCAAAGAGCGGGCATTTGAGCGGTTTAGCACCATTGGTACGCTGTTTCTAGCTTTAACCATGTCATTAATGTTTAATAATTATCAAAAATAAGAAAAAAATTCGGTGTTTACAATAAAATTCGCTAAAATTATGCTAAAATTCGTATGTCTCGTTCGTCATAGACGGACGTTTTTCTAATCTCTTTATCGCTCCAATATTCTAACTGCTCTAAAGCTAGTAAAGTACTTATAACTCCGTCTATCTTTTCTTTACTCTTGCCTTTAACGGGTTTCCTGTGGTCGTCTTTGTACGCTAAAACTACGTTCATAATCATCCATTCCATAACGGGGTTTCCGTCGTGCAAAATATTTTGAGGTTTTGTGTACAAACCATGTACCATTAAAGAGGTCGGTTGGCTCATAGTTCGGAAACTAGGGTCGATTGTATAGAACGGTTTTATAACTTCATACTTTTGGTCTGCTGCCAAGCGTACGTATATCTTGCCTATCTCTTTATTTATTGAATCTAGTAATTGATTTGAGTTAAAATAATCGAAGCCGCCTGTTAGTACTCTGTATTCCTTTATGTCCGCTAAAACGTATTCTTTTACTAATTCATAATCTACCGTTTCTCCGTCGCACGGTATCAAGTGACCCTGTTCTATCCATGTCATATATGGTATGCCTGTGGCTTCCTGCCTTTTTTCTGCGGACTCGATAGGTACAAAAAACCTTTGCTTGAAATATCTACGTCCGTCGTCAAATTCAAAACCTACTGTGTACGCTGTTATATCCGTGGTGTAAGATAAATCACCTCCTATGTGTACACGTTTAGCCCTTTTGAGTTCGTCTTCTGTCGGTTCATATACTGCTGACTGCCACTTATCTCTTTCTATAAATGTATCTAACGTATCCTCCCACATATTCAAGTTTTTGGTCAAGACGTTTACTCGTTCGTCGGGTTTAATCTGAGCCGTTCGCACAGCTTGGGCTATTTTAGATTGTAATAGCGATACGCCCATGTTAGGGTTCGCTTTAATCCAATTATTAGGGTCTTTCCAATCGTCTTTTTTATCTAGGTGGTATATGATGCCAAACACGTTGTCCGCTTCTACGTTATTTTCAAGTATATCTATTACGTGTTTTCGTTGTTCCCTGTAACACCAATAAACTTTGTTAAATCCTGCGGTAGTTATCATAACCAACAAAGGCTGCGTACGGTTAACCATAGCGGACGTAAATATACCGTACAGTTTGTTGGTCTTGTATTCGTGAATCTCGTCAAGTATAACTCCATGAGGTCTAAGTCCGTCGTGTTTGTCTGCATCCGCAGATAGGTATTTTAATTCTGCATTAATTACGCTGCTGCGAGATTTTGCATCAAAGTGACGTACCTTAATTTCATCCCTTAGGGCGGGGCTTGCTTTAGCCATACGTACCGCATCTTTAAAACAAATGAATGCCTGAGACTTACTGTTCGCTCCTGTGTATATTTCTGGGGAATCCTCTCCGTCTGCGAACATAAGGTATAAAGCCAATCCTGCTGAGAAAAAAGTTTTGCCGTTTTTCCTAGCCACCTCTATGTACGCTATATCATATTTTCTTTTGTTCGTACCTTTATGTTTCCACCCGAATAAACAGCCCGCTATAAAGCATTGAAATGGACTTAATTCAAAAGGTCTAAAATTTAAAGGGTCTGTATTTAGATTCAAAAGCATAAAAAAGTCAATGACGAACTGTGCTTCGTCTTCGTCAAAGTATATGTCTTTTCTTTTTAGGTCATTTAAATGCCTGCGAACAGCCAATTTGGTGTACCTACCCGTGGGAATTTTTCCCGTTCGCACATCTTCGATGTACTGATAGAATTTTTCCATGAATTATTTATTTCGGCGTGATGCTATGAACGATTCGAGTGCGGACTGTTCTTTCTTTTGTTTGACGGACGAACCTCTGCTCTTAGGGTTCATTAATAATAAACTACTAAGAGTTTTCATTGACGAAATCGTTGCGTTGTGAATCTTACTTTCTGGACTTTCAGACCGCATACCTGAAACGGGGCTTGTCATTGTGTACTCATAAATTCCCGCTGCGAACTTTCTTTCGTAAGTGTGGAACTTTTCTACTGTTGTTGCGTACAAAAGAACCGTTGACGTATCTAATAAGTTTTCTATGCTATTAGATATATACATTTTAAGTACGTCAATAAATACTTTTCTTGCTACACTACCTACATACGACGGGAACGTGGTTTTTTCTGGGTTTGCAAAATCAACTTCGACGAACGGGGAATCTCCTTCTAATTCCATTTCTTCCGCTTCCCTTAGTCGTTTGTTAGCCTCACGGGCTGCTAACAAGTTCAACTGATGCGGACTTAGCCTATTTTGTCTGTTCGCAAGTTCTTCCTCGAATTCGTCTGGGTTGAAGTTTATTTCGGACGCTGCTTTTCGTTTTCTGTGGTATTCCAATAAACTCTCAGCACTTTTGATATATTTTTTTACATTTCCTGCTACCGCTTCTAAGTTCTCGACGGGTAATGGTGGTACGCTCATTCCATTGGGTAGCGTCTTTCTGTTAGCTTTTGCTCGTTCCAACGCTTCCATTATTTTGTGAGTACGCTCTTCTTGTATTTTCTCCTGTGCTAACTTTAAAGCCTTACCTCTCAATGTTTTGGGTTTTTCTATATTCATGTGATGCTATGTTTTTGTGCAATATTAATTAAATTTTTTACGTAAACAAACATTTTTCCACATTATTAAGTCCGTCGCGAAATTTTGCGGACAAAAATGAGCGAACGACGAACACAATATTTCTCGCAGCTA